GGGCTGGCCTGGATCGAGAACAATCTCGACCCCGCCCGGCGCAACCGCGGCGGTGCCGCGAGCCACGCCCGCAATCCGACCACGCTGGCCGAGGCGAAGCGGCTGCATGAGATCGTCAAGGTCCAGCGCGCCAAACTGGCCTACGAGCGCGAAAGGGGCGAACTGGTCGAGACCGCCGCCGCCACGCGCACGGTGTTCGCGCGCGCGCGTGCCGAACGCGACGCGCACATGGCGTGGGTCCAGCGCACCGCGCCGCTGCTGGCGGCCGAACTCGGCGCCGATCCGCGCGCAACCTTCGCCGCGCTGGACCGGATGATGCGCGAGCATCTCGAACACCTGGCAGACCTGCCGCTGGGGAGCTTCGGCGATGGTGCCTGAGATCGATCTCGCCTGGCGGCGCGGCATCCGCCCCGAACCGCCGATCCCGGTCTCGGACTGGGCCGACCGGCACCGCATCCTTCCGCCGACCTCGGCTGAGCCGGGGCGCTGGCGCACAGACCGGACGCCCTATCTGCGCGCGGTGATGGATGCGCTCTCGACCGCCAGCCCCTACGAGCGCGTCGTGCTGATGAAGGGCGCGCAGACCGGCGGCTCGGAGGCCGGGCTGAACTGGCTCGGCTACATCATCCAGAACGCGCCCGGCATCGCCATGCTGGTGATGCCCTCGCTCGACATGGTGCGGCGGAACACCACCGTGCGGATCGACCCGCTGATCGAGGCCACCCCTGCCCTGCGTGACCTGGTCTCCGCGCACCGCTCGCGCGACGCCGGAAACAGCCTGTTCCGCAAGTCCTTCCCCGGCGGCCAGCTGGTGATGACCGGCGCCAATTCCGCCGTCGGCCTGCGCTCCACGCCCGTGCGCTACCTGTTCCTCGACGAGGTGGACGGCTATCCCGGCGACGCAGACGGCGAGGGCGACCCCGTCGATCTTGCGATCCAGCGCACCGCGACCTTCCGCGGCCGGCGCAAGATCTACATGGTCTCCACGCCCACGCTGAAGGGCCATTCCCGCATCGAGGCCGCCTTCGAGCACAGCGACCGGCGCTTCTACCACGTCCCCTGCCTGCATTGCGGCGACATGGCGCCGATCACCTGGGCGCGCATCCGCTGGCTCGAGGGGCGGTGCGATCAGGCTTACCTGATCTGCGAGGCCTGCGGCGGCGTCCACCACGAGCACGAGAAGCCGCGCCTGCTGGCCGCCGGCGAATGGCGCGCGACGGCCGAAGGCGACGGTCGCACCGCGGGCTTCCACCTCTCCGCGCTCTATTCGCCGTGGGAGACATGGGCCGAGATCGCCGCCGAGCACGGCCGCGTCCGCAAGGATCCTCCGCGCCTGCAGGTCTGGGTGAACACCAAGCTGGGCGAGTCCTGGGAGGACCAGGCGGGCGACACCGTTCCTGCCGACCCGCTGATGGCCCGGCGCGAGGACTGGGGCGAGGCGCTGCCCACCTCCGTCGCCGTGCTGACCGCGGGCGTCGATGTTCAGGGCGACCGGATCGAGGTGCAGATCCTCGGCTGGGGCCGCGACGAGGAAGCTTGGGTGATCGACTACCGCGTGCTCTGGGGCGACCCCTCCGGGCCGCGCCTCTGGTCCGATCTCCACATGGTGCTGCAGGCGACGTTCCCGCACTCTGCGGGGATCGAGCTGCCCGTGCGTGCCGCCGCCATCGACACCGGCGGCCACCACACCAAGATGGCCTACGAGTTCTGCCGCACCCGCCTCGCCCGCCGCATCTGGGCGATCAAGGGCCGCGGCGGGCCAGGCATTCCCGTCTGGCCGCGCCGCCCGACGCGAACGAACAAGGGCAAGATCCCGCTCTTCATCGTCGGCGTCGACGCGGTGAAGGACGCGGTCTACGCCCGCCTGCGCCTCACCGAACCCGGCCCCGGCGCGATCCACTTCCCCCGCCGCCTCGACGCTGACTATTTCCGCCAGCTGACCGCCGAGCGCATCGTCACCCGCTTCGAGCGGGGGCGCCCGATCCGCTCCTGGCAGCCCAAGCGCGACGGCGAGCGCAACGAGGCCCTCGACACCTTCGTCTACGCCCACGCCGCACTGCACGGGCTGATCAGCATGGGGCTCAGGCTGAACGAGGAGGTGGAGGAGGTGGTTTCTTGTGGCACCCGCGAAGCCAAAAGGGCAGACTGGGGCGCACAGGCAAACGTGATCCGTTCACCGTGGCTACTATGATCTGCGGGCCGCGCTGGTCGCTCGGCGGACGGGAACCAAATACGAACGAACTTCTTGCTAGCTCCTTGCGGGGCGAGGTATCCAGAGCAGCAGGCGCTCACGCCAAGGAAAAACGAAGAACACATGAACCAGCTTCCACTCTTCGCGATTTCAGATTACGCCGCGACCTCTATTGATTTCGTTGAGGGTATTTGTGGCTTTGACGAATTCGGCCGAAAAACGGCCGTCGAAGAGATCGATGGCATAGACTACTTCGTCAATGAATTCTGGACCTCCGGCCAACGTCAGTCGCATTCGATTCATGAGATTTCCTATCGCGCGTGCTTCAAAGCACAGTTGCCTGAATTCTTCATCAAGCGACTGACCCGCGATGGCGACGCCGTCCACGATCCATTCATGGGGCGCGGTACCACGCCGGTGCAGGCCGCTCTGATGGGACGCCGTGCCTACGGCAACGACATCAACCCCCTGTCCGTGCTTCTCACCCGCCCACGGCTCGCTCCGATTTCTTTGAAGGACATTGTCGAAGCGCTCAAGACGGTCGACTGGACGCAAGGCGAGATCGAGCGCGAGGACCTTCTGGCATTCTACCACCCGGCTACACTCCGGAAACTCGAGGCGCTGAAAGCATGGCTGGCGGGACGAGCGCCGCTCGGAGAAACCGAAGTTGATCCGGTAGCGGACTGGATCAGGATGGTCTCTATCAACCGCCTTTCGGGCCATTCGCCCGGCTTCTTCTCCGGCCGCTCGATGCCGCCAAACCAAGCCGTCTCGATCAAGGCCCAGCTAAAGATCAATGAGAAGCTGGGCGTTTCGCCCCCGGAACGGGACGTAGCGCAGATCATCGCGAAGAAGACCAAGTCCCTGCTGCGGGATGGCAGCGCGCCGCGCGCCGTAGGATATCGGCTGCTGACCGAGCGAGCTTGGCACACCCCTCAGATCGAAGATGGTTCGGTCGATCTGGTCGTTACTTCGCCGCCCTTCCTCGACATCGTGCAGTATGCCGGCGACAACTGGTTGCGCTGCTGGTTCGCTGGAATTGATCCTGACACCGTCGCCATCGACATGCACCGCACAGAAGAAGCGTGGACAAGCATGGTTGCGTTCGTTCTCACGGAGCAAGCCCGTATCCTGCGCCCCGGTGGCTATGTCGCGTTCGAGGTTGGTGAGGTCCGAAACGGCAAAGTTCTGCTGGAAAAGCTGGTATGGCGCGCCGCCGAGGGTCTTCCGTTTGAACGCATTGGCGTCATGATCAACGATCAGGAATTCACGAAGACAGCGAATTGCTGGGGCGTCGCCAACGGGTCCAAGGGCACCAATACGAACCGTATTGTTCTTCTTCAGCGCACCTGAATTTTCCTCCAGAAAGAGGCTCGGCCCACATTGCGATACGTGGATATTGAAATCACGGCTGAAATGCTCGCGGCCGCTGACGCGGCGGTGCCCGAGGTTCGTGTGCACAGAACAATCGCATCCCCCATAGACACTGTAGCCGGGCTTGTAGGGGAGTTGGCGTTCGCGGAGTGGTTCTTGGGTGACTGGCGAGCCCATAATCTTTACGGCACAAAAGGGAAACCAGACTTTCTGGAGCGTATCGAAATAAAGACCAGCGCTTTTCCTTTTCGAGACACGCTGAACTTGTTGGTGCGAGAAGACTATGCCGCCAAAAGGAAGCCTGAATGCTACGTCCAGGTGATCATCAATGCACCGCAGCGATACGTGAAGCAGCTTGAACCCGGTTGGATATGCCGAATTTCTGGCTGGGCCACCTCTGAAGAAGTCGATAAAGCTCCACGAAGGGACTTTGGCCGGAAAGGTGGTGGCGCAGGCGGATATCTTTGCCACCATATCCAAATCAGGAACCTTCACTCTATGGAGGATTTCCCAATAGAGCGTGGCGCATAATCTAAATCGGCTCGTCAGTGTAGTGTTTCTTTTTCTCCTCTCAATCGAGGTGGCAATCCGATTGCAGATCATACTGAAAGTGTTCGCCCTTCGCACGGTCGTCCGAACCGCACCATAGACAAATCCTCGTGTCTCCTCTTTGATACACTTGAGCAAACCTCAAGGAGGAAACATGAAGAATCGGTTCCAGATGCACTGGGACGAGCAGGAGCTCGCGTCCGCGTTCAAGGTCTCGACCGCTGATATCCGAGAATATCTCACAGACGGTCGCCGGGTCTCCTTCATCATCGAGCGACGCCTAAAGTGGGAGAACCCTGGCTGGAAACTCGCGCCGTCCGAGGGAGCAGGATACGATCTTCTCGATCCGGACGGAAACATGTGGGAGGTCCGGTCGATCACGCGGCAGGGCGTCTACTTCAACCCGAGCAACCAGGTCGGGTCCGGCCGGCTCTTCAACGAGGACGGCTTCATCGCAAAGCTGAATGGCATCAAGGGCTTCATCCTCTCTGACATCGTCGGTTTTCCTGTCGTCGACGTGTTCGTTGTCCCGGTCGAAAACGTCACCCGCTGGCATCGAGCCGGTCGGCTCGGAGCGAACGCCAAGGTCTCGCGCGCCAAGTTCCTCAATGAACTGCAGCGTGATATCCAGTTCTAGAGTGCCCACGACGAGGGTTCCCAAACATTCCCAATAGCTTGAGGATCCGATTCGGGCGATTGTCCCGCCCATGCGGACCTTCCTCCATCGCCTTGTCGGCCTCGCGCGCGCTCGCGGCTTCGACGCTGCGGGTGGCGGGCGGCGTTGGGAGGGGGCGCGGACTGTCGACAGGCTGAACGCGGCGATCCTGGCGGG